AATCTACAAATAGCAGAAGAACAAATATTTAGATTATATGCACTATTTCAAAATGCTACATTTGATGGAGAAATAAATTATCCTGATTCATTTAACATTAGAGATTATGCTACTGATTTAATTTACTATCAACAAGCTAAGTCATTAAGTATTGGCTCTCCTACATTTATGAAAGAGGTAGATAAAGAAATTGCAAGAGCAGTAGTAGATGACAACGAAAAACTAAATGAGATATTTGATGAAATAGACTCAGCTTCAGAAGTTGGTCAATTTACACAAGACGAGGTACAACAAGAAACAGTAGAAGAAGAAGAAGTTTAATGAATGTCAGATATAGTAAAAGATTTAACAAATTACAGAATCAAAGGTATTGAAAAAGCCGAAGTTGAATTTTACGAACAATTAACAAAAACATTAGATAAGATAGAAGATGAGATAGTAGCATTAGCTGATACTAATTTACCAAGACAAGCTGGTAAGCTTATTGAATTACAAAGTGCAGTAGCAATAAGACCAAAGATAAAAGCAATACTTGATAAAGAATATTTACCATTTGCAGATAGAGTAGTTAGAAAAGGTTTTGGAGAACAAGCTAAAAGAGTTGAAAGACAATTTAAAACAATAGGATTGATACCACCTGAATTTCAAGAACTTACTAAGGGAGATTTAGCTTTAGTTAAAAATTTAAAGCAACAATATTACACACAGTTTAAAGATGTATCAAACAATTTTACAAGAATACTATCAGATAAAGTATATCAAAACACATTAGTTGGAACTGAATTTACAGTATTAGAAAAAGAACTAAGAGAATCTATTAATGGTATTTATGCAAGTTCAAGAGACCCAGCAGTAAATAGATTAGTTAGTTATGTAAAAAGAAACAGAGATAATCCAAGATTAAAAGGGAGAGTAGATTCAGCTATCAAACAATTACAAAGTAAATATGCAAGAACTAGAACAGGCGAGAATATGAAAAGATATGCTGGTCAAATACTTAATGATTCTTTGAGAGACTTTGATGCTACATTAAACTTTAATAAATCAAAAGATGCTGGACTTACATTTGTTAAATACTATGGAGATGTAATACCAACAACAAGAGATTTATGTAGAAGAATGGTAAGTGGGAGTCTTAATAAAAGAAAGAATGGTTTATTTACAATAGCAGAGATACAAGACATTTGGGCAAGTAGAAGTTGGTCAGGTAAAAAAAGTGGTAATCCAATGGTAGTCAGAGGTGGATATAATTGCAGACATCAGTTTAGTTATGTTAATCCTGATTGGTACGAGGATGATGGAGAAGATTCATCTACACTTTTGAAAGATTCTAAACAAGATACAAAACCAACAACTTCAATATTTGGAAATATATCAGATGAAGAAAGAAAATATTTACCATTAGCATTTGGTACAGTTGCAACAAGCTTTACTAGAACTATTAGCAAGATACCTAAATCTCCTAAGATGGGAAAGTTAAGAGGAGATAATGCTTTTTATAGACCTACAACAGACGAAATAAATTTAAGTGATTTTAATATAGAAAATAATTTAAGAGCAAGACGAATATATGCACATGAATTTGGACATAAGATTGACCACAATATTGGAAACATTATGCTAGACAAAAAAGACATAGCAAAAAAAGTCATCATTAACCCTAACAGATTGGTTGTAGATATAAAACCAAAAACTACAAAATTTGCTGGTGGTGGGTCTATGACAACAAGTGGAACAAGAAAAACATTATTTGATGATGTTGTAGATGAAAGAAAAGGTAAAAATGTAGTTCAGTTAAGTAATTCTGCACAAATAGAAATAATGGCAGATAGAGTAAATTTAAAAGATAATATTAAGGTAGGCTTAACAAATTATACAGATGACTTAAACTCTTTAGCAATAAAAATACAAGGTAAAACATTTGACCAAAGATTAGCAATTAGAACAAAATATCTTGACGATATTATAAAAGAAAAATCATTTCCATTAGATAAAAACGAAATAAGAATATTATTAAGAGAAAAAGGTATTACTTATGACCCTATGAAAACAGAAACAATAGATTTTGTTACATCAATAAAACATAAATTGGTTGTTTCAAGATATGGAAAACCTCTAAAATTGAAGTTAAAAAATGGAGAGTCATTTACAGCTTCTACAAGAGAAGCTGGTAGAGGTTTTGACCCAATGTTTGCAGATTATGTTGGAGCAATATCAAATAACGCAATCGGTTTTGGACATAAATTAGGTTATTATGAGAAATTTTTAGCAACAGAAACTATCAAAAAAGGCTATGGAAAAATTACTTATGGTCATAGTACAGAAGCTTTTGCTAACTTTACTGCATTATCAAATACAGACAATAAAGAGATATACATAAAACTTATGAACTATTATGCACCACAAACAACAAGAACATTTAGCGAATTATATGAAAGGAGTAATTTATTATAATGGATTTAGAAGAATTATTAGGTATTTATATTGATAAATTTGGAGAAGAATACGATATAGATACTGCCTTATTAACAGAAGATGGAGAAGAAAAACTCATAGATTTACTTAAAAAAGCTTTATCAAACAATGAGCCTATCTCCAAAAAACAAATAATAGACTTATTTGGATATGACCCAAATAAGACAGGCATATTGATTTAATTAAAAAGTAGTGATACATCAACAATATAAACAATAGGAGAAACAATGTCAGACGACAAACAGGTTAAACAAACTCAAACTGACGAGAAACCAACACCAACATTTAATCAAGAAGATGTAGATAGAATTGTCAAGCAAAGACTAGAAGCTGAGAAGTCTAAACATCAAAGAATGTTAGACGAAACTAAAAAGAAAGAAGAAGAAATAGCAAAAGAAAAACAAATACAAGAAGCAAAGACTAAAGCTGATTTAGAAAACCTTATGAAAGCAAGGATAGCTGAAAAAGATAAAGAGTTAGCTGATTGGAAGTCTAAAGTTAAGACAATTAATGTAGATAATTCTATTATGTCATTAGCTTCTAAAAACAATGCTATTGCTCCTGACCAAGTAGTTTCATTATTAAAAAGCGAAGTTAATTATAATGATGATGGCAGAGTTGAAATACTTGATAATAATAAAAATATTCGTTATAACCCAAAAGGGGAACTTTTAACAATAGAAGATAGAGTTAAAGAGTTTTTAGATGCTAACCCACATTTCCGAAAAGGGTCTTTGTCAGGCACAGGTAGTCAGAGTAGCATTGAAGGGAAAACTGTAAAACCATTTAATATTCAGGAACTAGATATGAGTAAGCCAGAAGATCGTGCTAAATATGCAGAGTATCGCAAACAACGAGATTCAGGTGCTATTCAAATAAACTTAAACAATAAATAATAAAGGACAAATACAATGGCAAACGAAAGCACAAGTTCTACACTCTCGGAATTATATACTGAGATTGTAGCAGAAGCATTATTCGTAGCATCAGAGCAATCAGTAATGAGACCTCTAGTACGAAACTATGCAATAACAGGTGGTGGAAAGTCAGTTGAAGTTCCGATATATGCAACTGTTTCAGCAAGTGCAGTATCAGAAGCTTCTGACTTATCTAACACAGCAATCAATCCATCAAGTGTGACTATCACAGCATCAGAAAATGGTGTTATGACTACACTTACTGATTTAGCAAGAAACTCAGCACCAAGAAATGTTGCTGGAGATATTGGTAGATTATTCGGAGAAGCAATTGCAAAAAAAATAGACACAGACTTAACTGCATTATTTGATGGATTTTCAACATCAATAGGTGGTGCTGGTCAAGAAATGACAGTAGATAAAATCTTTCAAGCAGTAGCTACTTTAAGACAAGCTAATGTACCGACAGGTTTATCAGGTGTGTTCAACCCTAAAGTTGCTTACAATGTAAAAAAAGCTATTACTAATACTTTTGTAAATCCAAATCCAAATGATTTGACTAACGAAGCATTAAGAACAGGCTACATTGGAAATATAGCTGGTGTTCAAATATTTGAATCTTCAAATGTTGATGGAACTTCAGATACAGACAACTGTAAAGGTGGAGTATTCCACTCTGACGCTTTAGGTCTAGCTATGATGCAAGACTTGAAAATTGAAACTCAAAGAGATGCGAGTTTAAGAGCAGACGAGATTGTAGCAACAGCAGTATATGGAGTTGGCGAATTACATGACTCTTATGGTGTTGAAATGCTATCTGAATCAGTTATTAACTAATAACTAATTTTCTATGGCGAGGAAACTCGCCATAGGTTATAAGGAGATATTATGGACATAAAATTAACGAATGGTAATAAAATAATTACTAGAAGCAAAGAACAATACGAAGCTAATTTAGATAAATTTAAAGCTAGAGGTTTTACTCCTCTTGATAATGTTAAAAAAGAAATTAAAAAAGCAACTTTAAAAGATGTAGTTGAAAAAGTAGTACAACTAAAACCAAAAAAAAAGACAAGGAAAAAGAAATGAAAGAATTAAAAAGATATTGGAATATGGCAAAAGATAATCCTAAAGTAACTGCTGGTATTATTATTGTTGCTGTTATTTTATTAAATTGGGT